GAGAAAAAAGAGACTTATCAAGAATGGATGGATGAAATCAACGCCACGCCGTTGCTGGATATTCTGCTGGAGTACAAAGTGCCAGAACTAAAGGCGTTGTACACTGAATTGACTTTATCTAAGCCAAAGTCAGGACTAAAAAAGAAGGTAGATATTGCAACCACCCTGATTACTGAACTATCTGAAGACCGTCAAAATGACTTAACCCAACGGCTGCGCGGGGAGTCTATTGCCAAGCTGCCTTTACCTGAAATGCCTGATTACGATGACATGAGAATCAGGCTATGCAGCAAAATAAGCTCAGTGGCTTATGAGTTGCATCGTAAAGAACAGCGTAAAGAGATTGCTGACCTTCTACCACAGTGGCGGCTTACCGTGCGAGGTGAGCATATTCCACCCAAATGTCAGTCGATGAATGGTAAACCACTCAAGTGGGACGATCCTTTTTGGGATTCGATCCCTTGTGAAAATCCGTGGTGTATGTGCAGTATTGATGGCGTTTTTGAAAAGGAGTCCGTAATGCAAACAATCCATGCAGAAAAAGTCTGTGAGTTGATGTATGCACTTTTTATGGCAAAACCGTGGTTAAACAAGCCTGGGGTGATGACTGATAATGATGCACTTGCCGAATCCGAGGCGATTATGTTTTTACAGAACATGGCGCATGATACGAATGACTTTGGGAATGCCAGTGCCGCCGCCCAGCGGATTGTAAATTCATTGCTGCTAGACTTTATGGCAAAAGTGACTCGCCCATCGCCATCATTGCAAGAAAGAACTTGGCTGATTGTCCAATCAGAGAGTGAGGTTAGTCAGGCATTGGAGGTGATTTCTGCTGAAATTGCTCGCAACCATCCCCAGCCAAAATTGATAAATTGATTTCTTTTTGCATCGTATTCAGTATCGCGGCGGGTAAAACTGTCGCAACCTTAAACGCCAACCCCTGATTCGTGATCTGTTGCTGCACCACCCCGTTATCTTCCATCTCATCCACCAACCGACAAGCGCGGTTATAACCGATACCCAGTTGGGCACATAACCCCACGCGAGTAAAACTTTCAGTGCGCTGCGCAAAATATACAGCTTGTTCATACAGCGGGTCACGCTGGTTAGTCATTTTGAATTCCTTCGTTTTAAGCCCCTACACCCCCAAAACTAGGCAAGGATAGCCCGTTAGGGGGTGTAGGATGTTTATGCGAGTTTATAAACGCCTTGTTGGGCGGGTTGCTTGCCTAGCACTCGGTTGCTTTTTCAATTTCGTTGCTGTAGTTTAAAAAAGCCGTTTGCTCGGACGGCATTATTGCAATACGTAGCACTTCAATCCAAGCGGAAACGTTTCCGTCTTAACTCTGTTTCAGGTGTTCGCTAAAGTGGCGACACTATGAAAACGACACCCAAACCCCTCCAGATTTTTAAAGCAGGCACGCATACCGCGATGAATGGTGTGGCGTTGTCTTTTACTGAAGCTGATTTAAAAGCCACGGCTGCCGCCTACGATCCTGCGAAGCATGAAGCTCCGTTGGTCGTGGGGCATCCGCAGCACGATACGCCCGCATATGGTTGGGTCGGTTCGCTCGCCTTCGCGGGCGGTGCGCTTGAGGCTACGCCTGTGCAGGTTAATGCGGATTTTTCCGAACAGGTCGCTCAGGGGGCATATAAAAAGATGTCCGCCTCGTTCTACGCCCCAGACTCTCCTAACAATCCTGTTCCTAACGTGTATTACCTGCGCCACATTGGTTTTTTAGGTGCTCAACCCCCTGCGATTAAAGGTCTGCGTTCGCCGTCTTTTGCCGAAGGCGAAAAAGGCGTGGTGGACTTTAGCGAATATGACGATGTGCAAAACGCGGGTTTATGGCGGCGTTTGCGGGAGTGGCTTATCGGGGAGAAGGGGCAGGACATCGCTGACCAAGTCGTTCCCAGTTGGACAGTGCAGCAATTGGAACAAGCCGCGCAAGATGAATTGCGCGAGGCGCAGCAAGAAGATTCTAACCAAGCGGGAATCTCTCCCGCATTTTCAGAAGAAGGAGCAACGATGACACCCGAAGAAAAAGCCCGCCTTGAAGCCTTGGAAGCGGAAAACGCCAAGCTGAAAGCCGCTCAAGTGCAGTTTGCTGAAGCGGAAAAGAAACGCACCGCCGACGCACGTCATACCGCGAATCTCGCCTTTGCCGAAGGCTTGGTCAAAGAAGGCAAATTGCTGCCCGTACAAAAGGACGTGCTGATCGCCAGCTTGGACTTTATGGAAAACCAAGACACCGTGGTCAATTTTGGCGAAGGCGCAGCACAAAAACCACTGGCGACGGCAATGAAGGATATGTTCACGGCGATGCCGAAGTTGGTGCATTTTGGGGAGTCTGCCCCCGCATCATTAGGTGTGGCAATCGGGAGTAGCGAATCCGCCCCAGTGGGGTATTCAGCCGATACTGAACGGCTGGATACGCATAAGCACGCGTTGGCGTATGCCAAACAGCATAACGTGTCGTACATGGAAGCGGTGGCGGCAGTCATCGAAATTTAGATTACCCGTCGTTCGTCATTTTTTAGGAGATTTTAATGAGTATTGCACTTTTAGTTTTAACAGCAATAGCAGCTACCCCTATCGCGCCGTATCACTGTGTTGGTTTTGATAATGGGTATGGAGCGAGTCTGCCTCAACCGACCGTGGATGGGTTCGCAGTAAAAGGCGTGTCGCTCCGCTCCGCGCTGGTCGGTGACGCGGTTGACTTGGTGTCGATTGGCACGGCGACCTGCACAGCCGCTCAGGCGATCACGGCTGGGCAATTGCTTATCGCAGCGGCAGATGGGACGGTCGTGCCAGCAGGGGCTGCCACGGTACGATTAGATGGCGGCGCGGTAGGTGATACGCCGTTAATTACTCCGTTCGGCCCCCCTGCGACAGGGAGTCAATACTCGTTAACGGTCATGGGCGCGGATATGCAAAGCGCAATCGTCGGCCGTGCGCTTACGTCTGCCGCAGGGGCGGGTGAATTGGTCGATGTGCTGTTGAGCTTGTCCTGATCGTTATTCCATTCGTTTTTAAATAGGAGCTAGTTATGCCAAACAATATTCGCCAGGCAGGTGTGTATGACCCGATTTTGACAGCGGTCGTGCAAGGGTATGCCAATCAACAATTTGTGGGGATGAATTTATTCCCCGAAGTCCCCGTGAATAAAAGCACTGGGCAGGTCATTGAATTCGGGTTGGAAACGTATCAACAGCACGATACTCGCCGCTCTCCTGGTGGCTCGACCAATATGGTTGAGTTCGGTTTTGCGGGTCGCCCCTTTATGGTGGAAATTCACGGGCTGGAAACCCCCGTCCCTGAAGAGGTCGCCCGTGACCAAGCGTTGGTTATGCCAGGCTTGGCGGATTCCGCCGAGGCTGTGCTGTCGTTGATGGAAATCCACAAAACCCAACTCGAAATCCAGCAAGCGGGCATCGCGCTCAATCCTGCCAATTATTCGGCCAATCATAAAGTGACACTGACAGGCGCAGACAAATGGTCTGACCCCACCAGTAAGCCACTGGTCGGGGTAGAAGCCTACAAAGAAGCCATCCGTATGACCTCTGGCAAATACCCCAACGTCATGGTGTTATCTGCTAAAGCCTTCGCCGCTTTAAAGGCAAATGATGCGGTGCAGGCGCGGTTCATGTACACCAACAGCGACTCGCTCACGACCTCGATGTTGGCAAACTATTTCGGCATCGAAAAGGTCTTTGTAGGTGAATCGGTGTTATCGACCAAGGCGGGGGACTTTGCCGATATTTGGGGGACGGATGTGGTGATGTCATACGTCGCGCCCGCCGCGCTGCGCTCACGTCGCCAGCCGTCTAATGCCTACACCTACACATTGCGCGGTCACCCCTTTGTCAAGAAGCCATATTTCAACGACAACCGCAATTCGATGGTGTACGGCGTGAACTATGAGCGCGTCCCCCTGTTGACAGGGATGCAAGCGGCATTCTTGGTGGGTGGAGCGGCTTAAATGACCTACGCCAGCCAAAGCGACATGATCGCCCGTTTCGGGGAAGATGAAGTGATTCAGCTGACCGACCGTGCCGCTTTGGGCGTGGTCGATGCGGCGGTATTGCTGGCCGCGCTGGAAGAAGCGGACGCGGAAATTAACCCGTATTTGCAAAGCCGATATGCCGTGCCGATGGTCGATGTGCCGCGCATTATCGTGGGCTATGCCTGTGATATTGCTCGTTATCGGCTGTGTGGTGCGACGGCGATGGTGACGGAGGATACCCGCAGTCGCTATAAAGACGCGGTACGTTTTTTGGAAAACGCAGCGTCTGGTAAGGTGTTGTTAGGTGTATCGCTTATCAACACCCCTGCCGTTTCGATCAATCCAGTTGCGGTATCGGGTAGTGGCAGAACCTTTAACCGCACATCGTTGGCAGATTACTAATGAGCATCCTCGCGCAAATTGAAGATGCCATGATCGCCCGCATTAAATCGGCGCAAGGGCTGGGATATACGCCCCAAGTGGCAAGTTATGGCGGAGAGTTTGACGGCGAACTGCCGAACGTGATTCGCAAGTTCCCTGCGTTTTGGGTGGTGCTAAAAAACATCGGTATACCCAAAGCATTGGGCACGTCCCGCGACAAATGGATGATCCCATTGACCTTCGTAGTGCTGGCAGGGGCAAGAAACATTCGCGGCGAGCGCGAAACGCGGCATGGCGGGGCGGGAGCGGGGGAAGTGGGCGTGTATCAAATGCTGTCCGATGCGCAAGCCTTGTTGCTGAGTCAAGATTTAGGGCTGGCAATCGACCCCTTTGTGCCAGGCGCAGTGCATACCTTATATAACACCAAACTGGGCGGCAATGGTTTGGCGGTATTCGCGCAGGAATGGCATACCAAGTATGTGCTTTCCGCTGCGACGGCAACCGCTCAATTGCCCGATTTGTTAAGTATCGGCATGAACTACTTTTTTCAACCAGACGACGGACGCGTAGATGCGTCTGATACCGTCACATTAGGATAGGAGTAACCATGGCTTCCGCCAATGTCTCGTTCTCAGGTATCCCTCCCAGCATTCGCAAACCTGGTAAATACTTTGAATTTAACACCTCGCTGGCAGTGCGTTCGTTGCCCGTCAATCGGCAAAAAGTGCTGATGGTGGGGCAACGCCTCGCCAGTGGCACGGTAGCGGCGAATGTCCCCACCGAAGTATTTGACGACAACCAAGCCGCTTTGAACTTCGGGCGCGGTTCGGTGGCGCATTTGATGTGTAAGGCAGCTTTGATTGCCAATCCATATATCGCGCTGTCGGTGGTGGCAATGGATGATGAGCTGAACTCTTCCCCCGCAACAGGCACATTGGTGTTAAACGGCGCGCCCGCTGCCTCTGGTCTTTTAACGGTCAACGTAGAAGATGTGCAGGTACAAATTTCCGTTGCCGCGAATGCGACATTAGCGGCGATTGCAGAAAATGTTATTGCCGCATTTGGTCAACGACCTGATCGCCCCGTGACTGCCGTCACTGGCTTTAATATCGGAGAGGTAGATTTTGTCGCAAAAAACAATGGGACATTAGGCAATGATCTCCGCCTATCTGTCAGTAATACCGCCAGCGGATTATCTGCATCCATCAATGCTATGGC